TGCCACGCCGATGCGCACCTTGTGCCCGTCCATCAAGCGAACCTTAGATCCACGCTGCGCGATCGTCTTCGTGAATGCGCCCGGATCGACAACGTCGTTGCCTAAGTCAATGTTTCCGTAGATCGACGCCACTCCGGTAAACTCTCCGGTATCGGAAAGCTCTTTCAGTTCAAACGGTGCATTCTTTAGTTGTTCGTGCATCTGTGATGATCCTCTACGCGGCTCTTATTTATGCCATAATTAAGGACATGAAGAAGAAGCGCATGCCGGGCGGCGGAAGGAAGAAAATCCTTTCGCCGTGCCCGTTTTGTCGATTGAAGTTTGGGATTGCTGAGATGCGTTCCCACATAACCCATTGCCCAAAGAGAAGGAGGCCGTAATAAAATGCCGTCCATGTTTGATCGGAATTGTGACCATTGCGGGGTCCGGTATCGCGGAACCGGCCGAAACTTCTGTAGCGGCACCTGTCGATCTATCGCCAGCAGAAACAGAATTGAATTCAACTGCAAGTCCTGCGGCATTCGGTGCTCTCGCCCCGCGAGTCACGCAAAGTATAGTGCTGCTGAGTTCTGTTCCTTGAAGTGCTGGTACGGATTTGCCAAGGGCAAGGAACTGACAGGGAAAATCACCATTCGTTCGTTCACCTGCCTGCACTGCGGAAAGGTCTTTGATGCTCGCCCGTCCGTGCATGAGCGAAGATACTGCACGATGGCTTGCCAAAATGCTGGAAGGCCTCCATGCCCCAAGAGAAGAAAACCGAGAATTGATGTGGTCTGCGCACAGTGCGGGGGTTCCTTCAAGCGGTTGCGCTGCCAGATCGTGGGCATCAGGGGAAGGTTTTGCTCTCAAACCTGCCGCGCCAATTACTCCAATACAGTTCAGTCGAAAACCATATCCAGTGGAATAGAGCGCCGGTTCTTTGACGAGTGCGAGATGCATGGAGCGAAATTGGTAAGGCAGGTTCATATTGGCAAATACTGGCTAGACGCTGCCTCAACCGATGGGCGATTCGGATTCGAATTCGACGGAGAGTACTGGCATTCAACAGACAGAATCAAACGTAAAGATCAACAGAAAGACGCCTTTATGAAGGCTCGCGGAATCACCGTTATCAGAATCCCTGAAATGCTGTATAGAAGCTCGCCGCTCCAAGCGATATCCATGGTCATCAATGCTTAGGAATTGCCGAGCCTTACGAGCGCCGCAGCCTGCGACGTGAGCGGCGTGCCGCCAGGCAGCGATTGCATATTGAGCTGTATGTGGTGGTCGTCGCCACCTTCGGTCGGGTTCCAGTCTTCGAGGTCGCGAACTTCGTTGACGCTCGCGATTCCGTTCTGCAGCATGGTCGAGTAGCCGGCCATACGGGACGCGAAGTCGCCGCGAAGTAAGGCGGTAAGATTGTGCTTGAAAAAGTAACCTTCCGACTTTTCTGCCGGAGTCAACAGGCAGCGCCAAAGCTCCTGCTCCCATCGTGTGAGCCACGTGGAGAGTGTCATCTTGACGAACTCCAAGGCCAACTGCTCAATGTTCGAGAACGTTGCGCGGCTGAGGTCGCCCACTAGGTGCGGGGATACCAGGAACCAACGACAGATTTCATGGATCGAGAACAGACGCGTCTCGAGCATCTGCTGGTCCTGCATGTTCAGTCCGATCTGCTTGTAGCTCAAGCCGGGTTCAAGGATCGGAGCTTTGTGAGGGATACCGTAGAGCGCTTCCCAATCCGCGCGCCACTTGTCGCGGTCCTGATCGCTCTTGAAGCGGGCGGTCTGTTCAATGATGTAGGGCAGCCGACCTCCGGCCGCGTAGAACCTGCCTACGTTCCGCTCTGCGGCAATGGCCGTGCCGATCGACTGGCGCGCCATCGTAATCACGGAGAATCCCTTGATTCCGTCCCAGCCCACACCGCGAAGGTGCAGGATGTCGTGGGGCTTTCCGCGGTCTACCGTGTAGGTCTTCGACTGGCTGTTGCCTTCTTTAACCACATACGTCAGCCGCTTCGCTCCGGTCTTCTCGCGATCGGGCGTTACTTGATCCGGGTCGAGCGGGTGAAGCTCGATAGCCGTTCCGGTACCGCTGCGCCTCGCGATCTGAGAGTAGGCATTCCCGCCCAGCACGCAGTGCCCGGTCTCGGTCGATCGGTAGCCCATCGCGGTCATGTCGTCGGACGGCGCGTCGTGGAGTAACGTATAAGCAGGGTGCTCGCTTGCAACGCGCTTATCCGACCCTTTGGACTGCAGCATCACGCACGGCAGCATGCCGACGGTCTCGGAGATCAGCCGGTAGCAGGCCCACACCACCGAGTGGTTCATGGCACCGGCCGTCGTTACCGTCTCGCCCGACCATGCGGAAGCTCCACCACCCAGCACCGATGCCACATTACGGAATCCATTGCGGGCGTACCAGTCGGCATCCCATCCGCCAATACCGCTGCCGCTGATATCCTTCAGCCCCAAGTCGGGCAGGGGCTCTGGCGCGAGCCGCTCAAGGAATCCTTTTACGACTCGGCTGATTTCAGGAAACACTTAGCCGACACTCCGCACGCCTGTATAGGTGATCGTGTTTTCTTCCATCAATCTGGCGCGGAACAGGCCGGTGACGATTGCCGAGATTCCATCAATTCGTTTCGTTGACTTCAGTCGTTCCGGCTTATCCGGCATCACGTCCCCCTGCGCGCCGTGCTTCAACGTCAAGCAGCGGGCATTCCAATTCAGTACCGGGTTATTGCCGTGGCGAATCTTCTGGTCCAGGTAAGCCCCCAGCAGAAACTTCGTCGGATCGTTGAGATTGGAGTAGCGCTGCGTCACGCTGACGGCATTCACGTTGCCCTCCTCCATCAAATCCTGTGCGGTCGGGTGGAAGTTCGACGGATCATATGGCATCTCTTGCAGATCGAACATTTCAGCCGCCCATCGCACGCGCTCTTTGATGCCGGCGTAATCATTGGCATTGCCGGGGCACGTCTCGATGAACTTCTTGCGCGCCCATTCGGAGTACGGAACCTTATCCTTCCGCTCGCGCTCTTTAACGCGTCCCTCGGGCATATAGAAGAACATCAGGAAGCTCCACGGCTCCTCGCGCTCTGGCGGGAACACCAGCGCCAGCGCGGTCAAGTCCGTCGTCCAGGAAGCATCCACCCCGGCGAAGCACGGCCTATCCATCAGGCCCCACTTGCGCACCAGGAACTCCGGGTCATACTCCGGCCACTCGCGAAGGTCCACCCCGCCGCCGCATTCCATCCACTTATGGATGTCGATCGCGCGGTCGTCCTTCTCGCCCCAAACATTCAGGTGGTAGCGAAGATACTCGGATCGGGCCTGCGGGTCATTCTGCGCCTTGAGACAAAGCCCCTCGAGCACCGCGTCCTTCAGGTATCCGCCGTTGTCCTCATGGCTTGGGTTGGCCGCTACGCGCGCCTCGCGGCTCTTCCAGTAATCCGTATCGGCATCGGACATCGCTCGGGCCTGATCCGCGGCCCAGATTCGGCCGTAGAAGCGCCGGTCGGTAATTACGCCATCCTGAATCTCGCGGGCATACTCATGGCGACGCCAGCAGAGCGGTGATTCATCCACTTCGCCGGCGGTCGTGATGTCGATGACCATCGGCTCCTCGCGGGCAATCACGCCTCGCTCTAGGATCTCGTTCAACTCGAGCGCCTTCCGCGTGCGCCAACGGTGCAGCTCATCGCGGACCACAAAGGAAGGCTGGATACCATCGTGAATATCGCCGTCCGCGGAGAGTGCCTGATAGAAGCTGCTGGGGTCGTCTCGCTTCAGTATCCGCTTCGAACTCGGCAATACGCGCAGACGCTTCGAAAGCTCCGGCGAAGCTTTGACCATCTGAGCCGCAGCCCGGAACACGATAGCCGCCTGATCCTTCGAGGTTGCCGCAGAGTAAACCTCCGTGCCTGTCGTGCGCGTCGTCGAAAGACACATCACCACCAGGCCAGCGCACAGCGTCGTCTTGGTATTCTTTTTTGCCACTTCGAGGTAGATATCCCGGTACTGCCTGAGCCCGTCGTCTTCGAGCGTGCCGAAGATGTCTCGGAGCACTTGCCGCGTCCACGGCATCAAGCTGAAAGGCTTCCCTGAGAAGTCGCCCGTGAGCGTCAGGTAGTTCTCGAAGAACAGGCACGCTTCGCACGCGCGGCAGAGGATTCGCCTGTCCTTCGTTGTCTTCGCAAACCAGACTGGGTTCTTACACCACGAACAGGCTTGCGCTTTATCAAACTTCTCATTCACTTGAAGGTTGTTGCTGCGGCAGGCCCGCTAAGGCGCGAACCTCATTGGCGCTCATTATTCCGTTGATCACCAGCGCCTCGTAATAGTCCATGCCCATCGCTTTAACTTTCGCGGGTGGGCTGGGCGGAATCTTATCGACGACTGGGATCGCCGCAAGTAATCCGAACATGTTTCGACGCGTCATTACAATTCACCCGAAGATTGCGGACGCCAGCGGGTCCTGTTGCTTTGCGGGATCAACCGAAAGCTTACTGCGCGATGCCGGATCGAGCCCGTAACGCGCTGAGAAATTCCCCCACTGCATCCATCCCTTTTTGCTGATGGCGTTCAATATCCCCAACCGGTAGTAATCGTTCTGTTCACCAGCACCGGACGAGATTAAGGCCTGTAACTTTTCCGACTCCGCATCCGCCCATAGTGACTGAGCAGCCCCGCGGCATGCATCCTTGAGGCTGGTCCCGTCGATCACCGACAAAAGGCCGAGGCGATCGAGTTCTGGCGTTACCTCATCCCAGATTGCTTTGGCGCGCGCCGGTAGTTCTCGAGCGGCCGGCTGCCCAATGAT